GAGATCGCTAAACAGAAAGCAGAACAGTTTAAGACGGACGCTATCGCTGAAGTAGAACAGGTGCAGTCGGACATAGAGAATATGGACCAACTGATTCAACAAGAGATTGACGACCTAGAAGCTGACATAGACAACTTAAAGAAGGAGTTTGAACAGGAACTTAAAAACGCCGAGGATAGAATAAAGAACTTTGATTTGCAGGCAGAGGCATACAGTATGGTCATTGATCACCTTGAAGGTGTGTCATTATTTGGCATGTCTTTGTTGGATGTGATTGGTGGCGAAATAGAAGAGACAGTAAAGACCGCCGAGAAAGACATTGATAATCTGATCAAGGCTGCACGTGACTTTGCCGCGAACTGGGAGAAGGAACTGTTGAATATTTGGATCAAGAAGATCAAGAAATTCTTAGACGCAATTGGTTTAGGAAAGTTAATGGACTTACTCACTTTGACACTTTGCGATGTTTTACCGTTGATTGGCATACCAACTTCATTTGATGTAGAACTTCCTGTATAAATACAAAGAAAAGAGTTTAATGTAATGGCAAGCGTATTTTCTACACAAGACGGAAACCTGCAGAATAAACCGATCACGGTAACTATTGACCGTGAGTATTCGGATATTGATTGCACGTTCGCACGTAAGACATCTGGCGACGTTTACAAGAAGACCGATGCAGCTGCAGTACGTCAGTCAGTCAAGAATCTTTTATTGACAGAGAAAGGTTCTGTACCCTTTCGTCCATACTTTGGAGGCGGGTTAGAGAAACTTTTGTTTTCTTTAACTACAGAGTTCGACTTAAGTGATATTGAAGACGTTATTAAACTTGCTATACAAAATGATGAACCTCGTGCAAAAGTACGTCAAGTTACAGCGCGATTTAACGAAACTAATTACAGTCTTAGTGTGAAGCTGGTTTTTGCTGTTGTGAATACACCAAAGGTCGTTACTATGGACTTAACCATTTTAAGGTCAAGATAAATGACAATCAACACATCTAATTTAGATTTTAGTGACATCAAGTCCAAATTAAAAACTTACCTTAGAAGCAGTGGTGAGTTTGAAGATTATGATTTTAATGCGAGTGGATTATCTAATATCCTAGATGTCTTATCATATAACACGCATATCAATGCGTTGATAGCAAACTTGGCCATTAACGAATCTTTTCTAACAACTTCTCAGATACGCGCCTCGGTAATCGGACACGCAGAAGCTTTAGGGTATTCTGTGAAGTCTCGCACAGCGGCTCGCGCCACGATAAGGGTTGAGTTAACAATAGAAAATCCTCCAGCTACATTTACTTTAAACAAAGGAACAATGTTTTTATCCAGTATTGATGATATTGGTTATCAGTTTTTGACAATAGAACCGTATACGGTAGATATATCTCAAGACAATACATTTATTTTTGAAAATGTGCAGATTGTCGAAGGTAAAATGAATAAAAGAACATTTTTTGCTAACGATGCAGACAATGTGAGTTATGTTATTCAAGATGAGAATATTGACACCTCGACCATATCTGTTAAGGTGAAGGACAATGCTACCTCGCCAAACTTTGTAGCTTATCATGATATTCAAACTGTTACTACCATTAATGACGATTCAACAATATACATGGTAAATGAAACTCCTAATGGATATTATGACATTACCTTTAGTGATGGCAATGTATTAGGAAAACGCCCAGTACGAGGCAATGTTATTGAAGTGTCATATATTTCAACAAATCACTTAAATGGTAATGGAGCACAAAAATTTACCCCGAACGACTTAGACGATGTTGTAGTAACTACATTATCACCATCCGCTGGCGGATCGGAAAGAGAGTCTTTAAACTCTATTAAATTAAATGCACCTCGCGCATATGCTGCACAGAATCGTTTAGTGACCGCAGACGACTACCGAGCTTTAATTCAAGCTCGATACTCAAACTATGTTCGTGATGTGATTTCGTGGGGAGGCAACGATAATTTGCCACCACAATACGGTAAGGTGTTCGTCAGTTTAAACTTTAGAGATAACGTCAGTGACGAAGTGATTGTGACAGAGAAGAACAATATTCGTCAAGAATTGGCTGCGAACCTTTCTATCATGTCTATTGATTTAGAATTTGTAGATCCACAAAAGACATATCTAGAACTTCAAACAAAGTTTAACATTGATCCCTTTAAGGTAACTCAATCTCAATCATTAGAGACCGATGTTAAATCATTGATTAACGCCTATGTCCGAAACGAACTAAACACGTTCGATGCAACATTCCGTCGTTCTAATTTATTGACGCAAATTGATAATCTATCTCCAGCCATTTTAAACTCTCGAATGACGGTTCGTATGCAACAACGCATTGACATACAGGGATTGATTGAAATAAAAGAAAAACAACTAGAAGACAACGGCGTTTTACCAGAAGACTTTGACACATACTACGAGTCGGATCATGTGGTAAACTTCCCTGTCTATCTTGCTCAACCAGACAAGGATGACTACACAGTAACGTCATCTATTTTCAAATCAAACGGACAGTATTTCGTTATTAAAAATAAATTAGGATCTACTCAGTTACAAATGGTAGATCTAAACGACGTAGTTAAGATTTCAAATGTCGGTAGTTATGACCCAGGCCTTGGTCAAGTAAAAATAAATTCTTTATTGGTGGATAAGGATGGTTTTGTGGGCAGTGATATTAAGATTAGTGCAACTCCAGCAAATCAAAGTACGGTCACTCCTTTACGTAACTATATTATAACACTTGATGAGGAAGTGTCAAGCGTTATGTCCAGAATCGATACGGGTGAAATTAAGGTTACATTGTAATGTCCGATCGTCGAACCAACCTCAAGTTTCATCAGGCCAAAGTAACTCAGGTACTGCCGGATTTCTTTAAGAGTCAGTACCCCGAATTAATTAAGTTTTTAAAGGGTTACTATAACTTTGCGGCTGACGAGACGGAATCGCCAGAGATAGAAAATTTATTTGATTTGCGCAATATCTCCTCTACGGATCTAAAAAACCTAGATCTGTTGATAAGAGAAATTAGTGATGGACTTGATACCGAATCATTTGCTGCAAATCCAAATGCAGATCCACGGTTTATGGCGAAACTTCTTTCGCAGTTCTATCGTGCGAAGGGCACACAACTTTCTGTAGAACAATTCTTTGAGGCGTTTTATGGTGAAGAAGTAGAAGTCATCTATCCTAAACGTGATATCTTCATTCTTAACGATAAACCAGGCGGTTCTTTGATTGGACCACAATCATTGAAACGTATTCAGGACGACCGAAGATATCAGATTTTCTCGATTCTTTTGAAAACGGGTATGTCTTTTGGAGACTACGAAGAACTATATAAGAAGATGGTTCACCCAGCGGGATTCTACTTAGCGGGTGAAACGGTCACTCAAGGTTCGGCTGACTTAGAACTTATGTCGGGGATCACTACTGATCCACTAGAACCACCAAATTATCCAGTTGTACTTGAGTCCACTGGACATATGAGTTTTGAACCAAGTTATGTTCTACTCGTTATGGAAGAGAACGATCCGGTAGATGCACGTACACAATCGCAGAAAGACGATGGTACAGGCATCATTGTCAGTTCACTTGAAACTCTTGACAAGTACGAAACAATTACATTGCAACAAATATCAGACGACTTTACTACAGTCGCGAATTGGGCAGGCGTCCGACCACCCACACTAGATGATGGTACATTAGATCTCTCACAATCATACGAATATCTAGACACAGAACAACACGGCGGATAAAATGACAAGAAAAATTCTAAACACGGGTCAATCAGCAAACGACGGTAAAGGCGATACGCTTCGCGAAGCTAGTGAAAAGATTAATGCTAACTTTCTAGAACTTTATGAAATCACAAAATTAGAAGAGGGCATGTCCTTAGAGTTTCTATCTAAGTATGTGACTGACTCTATAGACAGTGCTTTTGATGGCGTTACATTAGACGAAGTCGTTGCAAACACTCATGCTATTAATTTGCTTGACGTTCGTGTCGGGGGACATGATACCCAAATCGGTGGGTTGGTCCAAGAAATTCAAGATATCAATGACCTTATTGACAACTCTGAGATTGGCGGTGTTGGCCCGCAGGGACCAATCGGAATGCAGGGTCCTCTTGGCGGCCAAGGTGGATTTGGTCCGATAGGACCTCAAGGTATTCAGGGTCCTCAAGGCATAACGGGTTTAACCGGAAACCCAGGCGGAGTTGGCCCGCAGGGTAATCAGGGACCACAGGGTATAACGGGCCTCACCGGAAATCCAGGCGAAGTTGGCCCGCAGGGTAATCAGGGACCACAAGGCATAACAGGTCTTACAGGAAATCCAGGCGAAGTTGGTCCTCAAGGTAATCAAGGACCGCAGGGTATAACTGGATTGACGGGAAATCCCGGCGAAGTTGGTCCTCAAGGTAATCAGGGTCCTCAAGGCATAACAGGTCTTACAGGAAATCCAGGCGAGGTTGGTGCTCAAGGACCACAAGGTTCTCAGGGTATAACGGGTCTTACTGGAAACCCAGGCGAAGTTGGAGCACAAGGGCCACAGGGTTCTCAGGGTATAACTGGATTGACAGGTAATCCGGGCGAAGTTGGACCGCAAGGTGTTCAAGGCGCAACGGGAACCACTGGTCTAACCGGAAACCCAGGCGAGGTTGGTGCTCAAGGACCACAAGGAAATACTGGACCTTTGGGATTACAGGGAAACCCAGGCGAGGTTGGTGCCCAAGGTGCAACCGGCGGAGCAGGTCCACAAGGACTGACAGGAAATCCAGGCGGAGTTGGTATTCAAGGTCCACAAGGCGCCCAAGGCCTAACTGGACTGACAGGTAATCCGGGCCCACCAGGCCCACAAGGTGTTCAAGGAATACAGGGTATAACTGGTCCACATGGTCCAACCGGAAATACGGGCG